TCACTATCATCTAGAAAGTTATGACCGATGCTACTATCAAAACTTACTGCAAGTGCATCGGTAAGGATACCAGGTATAGCATTCTTACTAAATTTATTATCTTTACCATCTACAATTTGAATAGACTGATAAAGCGCATTAACAACCGCCCTATCTTTACAATAAATTTCAGTCTTATCTACTAACCAGTCTAGATTCTCACTTACTGGTTCGAGACGCTCTACAATACTAAAAATCTCTTTATATCGATTTTCATTTACACCCGTCTTGGAGTCTAACTCTACTTTAATAGCTTCTTTAGTAGGCTGTGTGTTGTACTTCTTTATAAAGCCATCAACTACTTCATATACGTCTTTTACGGCAGAATCTTGAAAATATTCTGCCTTTAGAAAAGGAATTACCTTTCTAGCATAATCTTCGTTATAGACAAGACTAGAAAGAATTAAATCTTCTCTCACTCAGTTACCTCTTCTTCCATAATACTACCCATCGCCAGAGTATACTTGCTTTCAATGAAAGAGGCCAGGTCAGTTTCTCTTAGAAGCCTTGTCCAGAATTCCGAGTTATCTACAAAATCACCAGCGCGCATATTACTACCTAGTTCACCGGTAGTCTTATTTACTTCAGCGTACCAGCCATTCTTGGGCTTTACAATATAACCACCCTCCATGGCAAGATCGAGAAGACCAGACCACTTATTGATACCGTTCTCGTATGTTAGAGTAATGGGTATCTTACTCTTTTCCTTTACGTAACGAGACTTTTCAACGTTAATTACAAAGTGGTAACCTGCGATTTCAGTACCTTCCTTCTCTTGCTGGCGACCAATAATCCAGATATTATCCGCACCATAGTAAGACCCTGTACCGCCACCCACAATATCCTTAGGGAACATTCCAATCTCTTTATAGGTATGGTTAATAACAACCATTGGAATATCCTTGAGCGTGAGCTTAGCTGTAACAATTCGGAATAGAGACTTTAGCGCCTTAGCACGTGACATATCCGCGACGGTCTTACCTTCAATAGCATCGTCAGTTTCCTTTTTCGACGCTAGATTACCGATAGAGTCAATAACGATAATAACCTTATCAGCTCGATCTAGATTCTGAAGCTGTACAGAGATATCATGCTTGAGCTCTTCAATATCAGTAACAGGGGTATGTACTACACGGTCTAGATTAATACCGAACGTCTCAAAGTACTTCTGTGGGGTACCAAACTCAGAATCATAAAATAGAATGATACCGTCTGTATACTTCTTCAAGAACGAAGAAGCAAGTAGTAGTGCATATCCAGTCTTAAAATGCTTTGAAGGTCCCGCTAACATCGTAACACCGGGAGTCAAACCGCCATCGATTCGACCAGATAGCGCTACGTTGATCATAGGTACTGGAGTAGTAATCATATCCTTAGTCTTATACAATGAACTATCAGCTAGCATGGAGGTTAGCTTAACAGTAGAATTCTTAAGTAGCTTTTCTTTTAACGACATCATAATCTCCTAAAAAAATGCGTCAAGGGTTGCTTTTTGTTCGGTTTTCCATCCTATCTTATCTAGGATGGAGCTAATCGGCTCCAGAAAACTCTTTTCAAACTGCTTACTATAATCGAGGTATTTGTCGAGACCGAACTCAGGCGGTAATCCACCCGTAGAAGCAATAACTGTGTCCTGAACTGGATTAGGTTGCCTTAGGTAGCAAAACTTAATCTTTTCACCCTCTCCAATTTCTGGATACTGAGTAAGGTTAAGCTTTTTAAGCATGTTATTATAGAGCAGTGAACCCTTTACATGGATAGGTGTTGCTTTCTTATAAACAGTCGTCTTATCAGCCCACTTATCCATTTCCTTACAGCCTCGAGGGAATGCAATTTCTTCAAATGACATACTCTCGAACTTCTTACGAAAGTCTTCGATATGCTTAATCACAGTACTCTCATTAGTAGCCATTACTAACTTCAGAGTACTTTTAATCATCTCGCGGCAAGCAGAGGGGGTAGAGGTCTTAACAGCTTCAATACCCATCATCTTCAGCTTAGGCTCTTTATATCGTACCCCTTCACTATCCCATACGTTCATAATATAGCGCTTCTTCGCAACCCAGATAGCTTTATCAGCTAGGTTTTCGCGCTTCATCTTCATCTTCTGAGAAAACGCATTAGCGTAAGAAGCTAGACCATCAAAAGCTTTCTCGATCAGGGGTTCAATCTTTTCTTGACAGATCTTATCCATAAAGTTAATAATCTCAGTAGTATTCTTTTGCTGCTCTTTAGTATAAACGTGATCTACCAGAGGTCCGAGCTTTAGATAGTTACTATCAGTATCAACAGCGATAATATAATCTTTATTTGTAGTCTTTAGAACCTTATTCATATAACGATTAAGAGTATTCTCGATCCAGCGGATAGAAAGCTGACCCGACATGGTGATCGCTTCTGCAAGTGTATCGTCATAGTATCGAAAACCTGCGTTAGATAGAGCACCGTAGCCTGAGTTCAGAATAATCTTACGAGCCATCTGATTATTATTGTACTGAGCTACTAATGCTTCATACTTCTTTTTAAGTTCGGACTTACTCATACCAGGTTCGGTATATTGTCCAGACTCTACCTTCTCGAGAGTCTTCTTGGCCTCGATCATCTTATCCTTATACAGTACACGCTCATCGTACAAGGTACTCATTAGCTTAGGTAGAAAACCTTGCCGGTCGCGATCAAAAAGTGCGCCGTTCGCAGTGACGGTTAGGTTATTTTCCTTTAAGTTATTGATAATGTTAGTATAGTAACCATCGAGAGCGTCTTCGATAGTGAAGGTCTTCTTAACCTTACCCGCGAGAGTTTCGGGGCTAATGTTATACTGAATAATAAGCATGGGGTATAGGGAGTTAACGTCAAATGACGCTACCCATTCATGCATACCGACAAGCGGGTCTTTTACATAAGCACCTGTAATCTGCTCTTCTTTTTCTGCATGCTTGTTCTGATTAACAACAATATTTTGCTTAAGTAGGTAGTTATGAATAATAATATCCCACATACGAACAGTAGTAAAAGTATCAGGGTAGTTTACCTTACCACTATACGCAATTGCCATTACCTGCTCGATAAACTTCATCTTGTTGTCTAGTGCATATACTAGATCAACGTCTTTAATATTATAGTCAATATACTTTTGGAAGTCGTGAGTATAGAGTTGTGCTAGTGAACTATACTCAGAATAGTCTAGCTTCTTTTCACCCAGCTCTACGTGTGCGATATAGTCAAGGCGATAGCTCTCTTGCATCTTATAAGAGAACTTCTTATACAGCTGTAAGTAGTCAAGTACGGTAACGCCTACGGGGCTATAGATAGTATATTCGCGACCTTGCACGAATAACTTACGATTTTCAAGTATATTCCAAGGAGAGAGCTTTTGAGCTTGATCCTCGCCAAGTACACGCTTAATGCGGTTAACCATATAAGGAATATCAAAGAACTCAACGTTCCAACCAGTTATAATATCTGGATTGAAGCGTTTCCAAGTCTCGATAAACTTAAACAGTAGATGCTCTTCACTCGTACAATGAAAATAGGTCACGCGAGAATCATTTACTGTATAAGGCTTAAGCCCCATAACTACAATTTCATCGTTCTTGCGAAGAGTAATAGCAGTTATATACCTATCAGCCTGCTCAATATTAGGAAACCCACCTACCGAGTCTACCTCAATATCGATCGTAACAACCGATACGAGACTCTTATCGAATACAATATCATCAGGATATTCATCATTTATAAACGGGTATTGAAAATTTGTATGTCCGTAAAATTCAAAGCCACTTATATCCTTATAACGCTTGACGAACTGATTACACTCAGACATCGAAGCAAATTCCATCTTATCAACAATTTTACCGTCTAGTGTACGGTAGTCGCTTTGCCTTGTCTTAGATGGAACGAAAAGGTACGGCTTATACTGTATCTTCCTTGAGATACGCTGACCATTCTCGTACCCGCGAACAAGAATATGATCAAAATGCCTTGCAACGTTAGTATAGAACTTCATTATTCACCTCTTTATACTACTCATTATATAATAGTATAAGCAACATAGCAATAAAAAGTGAGGGGGCCTTTTAGCCCCCTCATATTAGCACTTACTCAAGTATAGTAAGTTAGCGTTTAATGTACCTAATGATCGCATTCTACTCTCGTAGCCTTTTACATCATGTGCAGCATCAATATACTGTATATAACTAGGCTCAGTAGAGAAGATTTTCTTTAATTTAGATAATATGAACGACATTAGTCTCTGAGAAACTGCTTATCAGTTGCACTAGCGTCCTTTACCTCAATCTTACGAGGCTTCTTATTATCTGGGATAATGTTCTCAAGCCAGATCTTAAGAATGCCGTTTACAATTTCAGCACCCTCAACCACTACAGTATCTGCTAGATTAAATGAACGATGGAAGGGGCGAGTAGCAATACCCTTATAGAGTACGTTTGCTAGATTCTTTTCATCACTATCAAGCTTACCAGATACTACTAGCTTACTATCGGCTAGTTCAATCTCGATATTCTGCTTGCCGAAACCAGCAACGGCTATTTCGATAACATACTTGTTATCGTCGACCTTTACAATATCGTACGGGGGATAATTAGCAGCCTTTAGAGTATTGTTAGCTACTTCTGAGAGACG